GAACTGTCTTTTTATCGGGCACAAAAAGCCACCGCCGAATTAAACGCCGGCGCTCTGCACGATTTGATTGAAAAACAGCAGGCACAGCAACATGCAAATGAAAAGGTTTCAAATGACTTATACGCCGCTATCACACGCTTATCGCAAGCCACACAGCGTATTGAACAAAGTATTCCTGATGCCCTTAGTCGCGATGGGAGTGCTTACACCGGCATTGGCCCTGACGGGTTGCGGCTCTACCAAACCGCGCTCGGTTACCACCACGCCGCCCCTGGTGATTTCAGCCTGCCCGGCCATTCCGCCCGATCTGCTGCAACTGCCGCTGAAACCGCCGATGCCGCGTTCCGGGGAACCACAGGCGCTGTTGACCCACGCCAGCCGGTACGGGCAGTGGAGCCAGGAACTGGAGCAAAAGCTGCTGGCAATCAAAGCCCTGGTCGACAAACAACAGGGAAAACAAAATGAGCAGACTGATTGATAAAGCCTGTGAAGTAGAACAATGCCAGCGTGAATTGGCCCTAAAAGCCCATGTTGAGCGCCCAGTCCAGACAGGGAATGGCATTTGCGGTCACTGTGGCGAAGTGATTGATCCCGCCCGGCTGGCCGTTAATCCTGCGTTTGAACGCTGTATTGACTGCCAAACACAGTTTGAATTATGGGAGAAAAAATTCGGTGCTGGCATTTCTTAAAGAAAACTGGTCGATGGTATGGGCGGCGGTTACGGTTACCTTTAACGTGGTGCTGGTGTTGCTCAGTAAAACTTATGCCAAACGTGATGATGTTGAGTTACTTAAAATGCAAGTACGTCAGCTGGAAGGTTCATTGTCGACTTTACCGAACCAGAAAGAATTACACGCTTTGCAGTTAGAAATGGCAAATCTGCGCGGTGATTTAAAAGCGGCACTGCCGGAGCTACGCCAGTTGCGCCATATGAGTGATTTGTTATTGCAAAATGAATTAAAGGAAAAGAATTAATGTCATCCATGCGTGAAATTTTGAACGCTGACCAACGACTGGTTTTGCTGCGTTCACTGACCGAATGTGGTGGTGATGCTAATGAATCGGTCTTGCAGACCTGTCTTGATGCCTACGGTCATCGTATTGGCCGTGACGTGGTGCGCTCTCATATGTCCTGGCTGGAAGAGCAGGGGCTGGTGTCGATCAAGGATGTCGCCAGTTGTCTGGTTGCTACCCTGACCGGACGCGGGGCGGATGTCGCAGAAGGTCGCAGTACCGTACCGGGCGTGAAGCGCCCCCGGCCAAGGGGATAGTCATGAGTGATAAGCGTACCCGGGGCCGCCCATCAAAGATTGATTTGTTGCCGCAGGCCATCCGCGACCAGCTGCACAGTTTGTTACGTGACAAACGTCATACTCAGGAAGATATCCGTGCGGCAGTGAATGAATTGATTGATGAAGAAGGCTTACCCGATGCGCTGAAAATCTCCCGGACGGGTCTGAATCGTTATGCCTCCCGGATGGAAACCCTCGGTGCCCGTATTCGCGAGGGGAGAGAAATTGCTGACGTGTGGGTCTCCCGTCTGGGGTCTGCACCCTCTTCCGACGTCGGTAAGCTGTTGCAAGAATTTGTGAAATCCCTGGCGTTTGAAACCAGTATGAAGCTGGCCGAAGGGGGGGAGCCGGTTGAGCCGAAAGCCTTGTCTCAGTTAGCCCTGGTCGCTGCCCGCATTGAACAGGCCGCCATGACCAGCACCAAGCGCGAAAAAGAAATCCGGGCCGCGTTTGCGGCGGAAGCCGCAGAGCAGACAGAAACCCTGGTCAAACAGGCCGGTCTCACGGCGGAAGCGGCGGCAGATATCAAGCGTCAAATATTGGGGATTGCTTAATGCTGGCACAGGAATTAAACCCGGCGACGGAATTTATTATCAATGCGGTTAACGACGAAACGTTTGATCCCAATGCGGTGCTGCTGGGTTATCAAAAGCGCTGGATCGCCGATGAATCGGTCTTAAAAATTGCAGAAAAATCGCGGCGGGTCGGGTTGACCTGGGCTGAGGCCGCCGATGCATCACTGACCGCCGCCAAAGCCCGTGACGCCGGCGGCACAAACCATTTCTATATCGGTTCCAATAAAGAAATGGCGCGGGAATTTATTGATGCGGCGGCCATGTGGGCTAAGGCTTACGGTCTGGCGGCGGGCGAAATCGGTGAAGAAGTCTTTGAAGATGAAGACAAAGATATTCTGACGTTTGTTATTTACTTTAGCAGCGGGTTTAAAGTCCAGGCATTATCCAGCAATCCGAAGAACCTGCGCGGGATGCAGGGGAATGTCACTATCGATGAAGCCGCTTTCCATGAGCGGCTGGCCGAAGTGCTGAAAGCCGCACTGGCTTTGACGATGTGGGGGGCGAAAGTACGGATTATTTCGACGCATAATGGCACTGAAAACCTGTTCAACGAGTTGATCCAGGACTCACGTGCCGGGCGTAAGCGGTACGCTGTGCATACCATCACGCTGGATGATGCTTGCAATGACGGACTGTATAAACGTATCTGTCAGGTTTCCCGGCAAATCTGGTCGCAGGAAAAAGAGGACGAATGGAAAGCCAATTTACTCAAAGACACGGCGACGGAAGAAGATGCGCTGGAAGAATATTATTGTGTGCCGAAGCAGGGCAGCGGGGCCTATATCCCCCGAGTGCTGATTGATCGGGCAACTGATGAGGGGTGTGTTGTTGTCCGTTTTGCTATGCCCAGGGGCCATATGCGCTGGACGGAAGACGAGCGTAAAAACACGGTACTGACGTTTTGTGAAGAGATGCTGTTACCGGCATTACAAAAACTGGATCCCGATACCCGTCATGCCTATGGGCAGGATTTTGCCCGTTCCGGCGATTTATCTGTTATCGGGGTCGGGAGTATTGAGCAGGACACTCGCCGCAGGCTGTTGATCACCGTTGAACTGCATGATGTGCCTTATAACCAGCAGCGCCAGATTGCCTTTTTTATGATTGACCGGCTCCCCCGCCTGGTGGGTATCGCCATCGATTCGACGGGGAACGGCGGTTATTTAGGGGAAGCCGTGTTATTACATTACGGTGAAGATATGGTTGATGCTATCCATGTCACCGATAACTTTTATCGGGAGTGGTCGCCGAAATACAAGGCACTGTATGAATCCAATGACATCAGCATCCCTAAAGACGAAGATATCATTACTGACCAGCGTCAAATTCAGAATATCCGGGGTGTCCCCAAAATTGATAAAACCCGCCGAGCCGGGGCAAACGGTAAAAAACGTCACGGCGACAGTGCCGGGGCGTATCTGATGTTTACCCGCGCGACTTATATGGATGGACAAATGATTGACTTTATTCCGCTGCCGGGTAAACACACCGTGGCAAATGACGACGACGATTTACTGACCTTTGAGCGAGGCTGCTGGTGAAAATATTCAACAGATTAGTGGATGCGGTAGGTCGCCGTTTCTGGTTTAAGCCTGATATGCAAACGCAGGATGATGAGTCCCGTGTGTCACAGTTGCGCCGATACTACGGTGATCATCCGGTCAGTGGTTTGACGCCCGCGCGCGCGGCTGACATTCTGATTGATGCCGAGCGCGGCCAGCTACTGGCACAGTGTGAACTGGCGGAAGATATGGAAGAAAAAGACGCGCATTTGCAGTCAGAATTGGGTAAGCGCCGGCGGGCTATCCAGTCTCTGGATTGGGCGATTAAGCCGCCGCCGGATGCCAGCCGGGAAGAAATCCGGGATGCGGAACTGCTGACCGAAATCTTATTAGATGCGAGCTGGTTGCCCGATTGTCTTTTTGATGCCACGGATGCCATTCTGAAAGGCTTTTCCTGCCAGGAGATTGAATGGGAAAATGCCGGCGAGCTGATTATTCCGCGTGCGGTGGAATGGCGCGACCCGGCCTGGTTTCAGACGCCTCAGTATGAGCGCAATCAATTACGTTTACGCAACGGGACGGCGGACGGGGAAGATTTGCAGCCGTTCGGCTGGATACAGCATATTGCCAAATCCAAATCGGGCTATCTTGCTCGTACCGGATTAATCCGCACCCTGGTCTGGCCGTTTATCTTTAAAAACTATTCGGTTAGGGACCTGGCCGAGTTTCTGGAAATCTACGGTCTGCCTATCAGAGTTGGGCAATATCCGGCGGGCGCGACCGACAAAGAGAAACAGACTTTACTGCATGCGGTCATGTCAATCGGTCATAACGCCGGCGGGATTATTCCGCGCTCAATGTTGATTGATTTTAAAGCGGCGGCAGACGGCACATCAGACCCGTTCATGGCAATGATGAGCTGGGCTGAACTGAGTATGTCCAAATCTATTTTAGGCGGCACACTGACCAGCCAGGCTGACGGCGCGACGAGTACTAACGCGCTGGGTAACGTGCATAATGAAGTCCGTTTCGAGGTGCGCAACAGTGACGCAACCCAACTGGCGGCCACGCTGACACGAGACCTGGTGTTTCCATTATACGCCCTCAATTGCAAGTCGTTCGATAATCAACGGCGTAAGCCGGTGTTTGAGTTTGATTTGTCCGAGCCGGAAGATGTGAGCGCCTATGCCGCCGCGCTGCCGGGGCTGGTCGGTCTGGGGATGAAAATTCCGGTGCAATGGGTGCATGATAAGCTGCAAATTCCTGTTGCCGCCGATGATGAAGATTGCCTGAAAGTCCCCGAAACACCCGCAGCCCCGGATTTCTCTTCCGCCTTCTTAAACGCTAAAACCGGATGGACAGCATTAACGGCGGAGCCGGTGACATCGGTGAATACGATGCCGGGTGCGGTAAGCGGCCAGGAATGGCAAAACACGGTTGACCCGCTGCTGGTTCCTATTCTTGCGGCACTGGAAACCGGGGGCTATGAGGCGGCAAAAAATAAAGCGTCTGAACTCTATACTGACATGGACGATGAACAACTGGCTGATATGTTACATCGGGCGATGTTTGTCGCGGAACTTTGGGGGCGTCTGAATGCCACAACCGGTTGATTTAGGTATTGCGGCTAAATTAGAGCCAAAACTGGCCGTGGATTATTTTCGCGCCAAGGGCTATGACGTCAACTGGAACTGGCAGGAAACCGATGCTGCCGCTCATGCGCGGGCGTTCACCGTGGCCAAAGCGGCGCGGATGGATATTCTGACGACTATTCGTGATGAGGTGGATAAAGCGCTGAGTCAGGGCACCACCGAACGCGATTTTATTAAAAGCCTAAAACCCCGTTTGCAAGAGCAGGGTTGGTGGGGTAAGCAAATTGTGGTTGACGCGGAAACCGTCCAGTTAGGCAGCCCGGCCCGGCTGGCAACTATCTATCGCACCAATTTAGCGACCGCGTATCAAGCCGGGCGATATCAGCAACAACTGGCAAGTACAGATACTCATCCTTACTGGCAGTACATTGCTGTCATTGACAAGAACACGCGGAAAAGCCATGCCGCGATGCACGGGCGGGTGTTTCGTTTTGATGATCCGATTTGGAACACGCTCTATCCACCTAACGACTGGGGGTGTCGCTGCCGCGTTCGCGCATTGACTGCCGCGCAGGTTAAACGGATGGGGTTAACGGTCGAGTCCAGTCTCGGCGCGGTGAGCACCCAACTTGTTGAGACCGGGATTGATAAGCGGACAGGTGAAGTTTATCAGTCAGAAGTCACGACGTACCGCAATGGCAAGCAGCGCATGACCACCGGCGCGGGCTGGTCAAACAATGCCGGGCAACTGGCTATGGGGTCGGATATCAGTATTGCGCGTAAGCTGATTGGGTTGCAAAACCGTGAACTCCGTCAGCAGGTTATTCAGTCATTGAATAACGCCCCGGTACGACAAAACGCGTTCGCGCAATGGGTCGGCCAGGTGCTGACGCAACGGCGTCCTGGCAACAACATTCAGCCGCTAGGGTTTATGACCGATGATATTGCCGTGGCCGTGGAGGAACGGACCGGCAAGCCGGCCGCCCGCGTACTGGCTATCAGTGAGAAAGACCTGGTGCATGCTGACAGTCTTAAACACAAGAAAAAAGGCGTCGCCCTGACAATGGCCGAATATCAGGCGTTACCGCGGGTGATTGCTAATCCCTCGGCTGTCCTTTGGGATAAGCAGAATCAGAATTTATTGTATATTCGCAGTGACGATGACCTCACCATTAAAACAGTGGTCAATGCGCCGTGGTCGGTACGCAAACAACCGGATGCCTTAGATGTGGTGATTAATACGTACCGGGTGCCGTTAACTGAACTGAAAAAAGGCGTCGCTGGCGGGAATTATGAATTACTGAAAGGGGCGCTGTAACAACAAAGCCCCGAATAACCGGGGCTTGTCACAATGGCGGGAGTCGAACCCGCATAAACGTATGGCTTGCGCTGACGTCGAATTACCGTTATTCGTACACTGTTTAACCTATTTTACCATGAGTGAGAATGAATGCAACTTGACTATCAATTTGATGATGCGGCGATACAGGCGGCCTTTAAGCGGGTGCAAAAACTGGGGCGGGATACGACGCCGATCACCCGCGCGATTGCCGCGGTTCTCGCCAGTGAAAGTGAAGAGGCGTTTGCGCAAGAAGCTGACCCGACGACAGGCAACCCCTGGAAACCGTTAACCGAAAAGTACAAAGCCCGCCTGGCAAAAAAAGGCAAGACAGGCAGGATGTTACAGCGCTCACAGGGGGGGCTGGCGATGTCGTTGTCAACAGCGTATGACGCAGTGAGCGCTGTCATTGGCACTAACAAAGTTTACGCAGCGATCCATCAATGGGGCGGGTTGCCCGATATGCCGCCTGGCCCGGCTGCGGTACCCGCTCGCCCGTATATGGGGCTGTCAGCGCAAGGCGCGGCGGATATTATCGACATTATCAATACGCAGCACGCAGCCGCACTCAAGGCACGGTTAGTATGTCCGTCTTACAGAAAAAAAAGTTAAACGCCTCCTGCGATTTTTAAACGGGTTTTAAACGGGGTATAGTGTCACTGCTCTCCCCCGTTTTACCTTTTCTTTCCCATGCAGGTGTGATCCCCCACACACCCATTTTCTTTTCATATTGCCCAGAATGGCAGCATGAAAAAGAAAAGCCCAACTCCCAACACCCGTTTAGCGATTCTGAATGCCTCGATGACTCAGGCCGCCGATGGCTGGTATCAGCTCCTGCCCGCGGGGCATTTTAGTGCCCGTGACGGCCGCCCGGACGATGTTGTCGGTGGGCAGTGGTTTATGGATGCCGCCATTGCTGAACAGTTTATTACGGCGACAGCCGCTGTCGGCCAGCCGGTGTTGTTTGACTACAACCATGTGACATTAAAACAAGATGACGATGCTGCGGCGTGCAAAGACGCTATTGCGGCGGCCTGGCTGAAAAATCCCGCAACAGATATGCAGTGGCGCGAAGGTTTGGGGCTGTTTGTTCGCCTGTCGTTAACGCCGGCGGCTCAAACCGCCATCGATAACCGCGAATGGGCTTATCTGTCCGCCGTATTTCCTTATAACGAGCGGGGCCATCCCCTTTATTTGAGGATGGGCGCCCTCACCAATGACCCCGGTTTAACCGGTATGCGGCCTCTGGCTGTGCTGGCGGCGCAAACTCTTTCGGACTTTTTACCCCCATCAAAACAGGACATTGTTATGAATGATCTTATTCTCCAGTTGCTAGAGCAGCTGGGTATTGAACTGCCCGACGATACCGCCGAACTCAGCGAAGAGGCGCTCAGTGATTTGCTGAATCAGGCGCTGTCAGCGATTGAAACCCTGAAAGCGTCAGCCCAGGCAGCTGTTGATACGCAAGAGGTGATTGAGAGTACGGCAGACGCGGACAGTGTCACAAGTGGCGTAACCGATATCGTTGATGATGCCGCCGCCGATATCGCCGAAGCAGAGCAGATCCTTGAAGATGCCGCGTTAAGTGGTGTCGACTTAACTCAATTTGTTCCCACTCGTGCATATCAGATTCTGGCCCGCCGCGCCGCCGTGTTAAGTGCCCGGTCGGGTGCGCAAAGTGCGGAGTCGATTATCTCCAGCGCCCGCCGGCAAGGGCGCGTTATAGCCGCAGAGGTGCCTTATTTGCGTGCGGTAGCGAGACATCACGGTATTGCCGAGTTAAATGCCGCGATTGCGGGCCGGAAAGGCATTGCGGCCCTCACCAGCCGTCAAACCCTGAGAGCGAAACAACCGTCGCGTCTGGCCGTTCTGTCCGCGTCTGAAAAAGAAGCGGCGAGGCTCCAGGGATTATCTGAGGCCGAATTCCTGAAACGCAAACAAAAAGGAGCCAAATAATGGCGATTGTGACCCCCGCGCTGATTAAAGCGTTATTTACCGGCTGGAACGGCGATTTTCAAAACGGGCTTGACCAGGCTCCCAGCCAGTATGAGCACATTGCGACCGTGGTACCCAGCACGACAAAATCGAATACTTACGGCTGGCTGGGGCAGTTTCCGGGCATGCGTGAATGGATCGGTGATCGCGTTATTAAAGATATGCAATCACACGGTTATCAAATCATTAACCGGCCATTTGAGAGTACGGTGGGCGTTGATCGGGATGATATTGAAGACGATAACGTCGGCATTTACTCGCCGCTGTTTACTGAAATGGGACGTGCCGCCGGTGTGCAGCCGGATGAGTTGGTATTCGGTGCGCTGTCAAACGGCTTCTCTAATCTGTGTTACGACAAACAGAACTTCTTTGATGCTGACCATCCGGTCTACCCCGATGTAGACGGTAAGGGTGATGCTAAATCAGTCAGTAACATCCTGACAGACGACGGCTATAAAGGGTTGCCGTGGTTTGTACTTGATAATTCCAGGGCCATTAAACCCATTATTTTCCAGGAACGTAAAGCGCCGGAAATGGTAGCGATGGATAAAGTCGATGATGAGCAGAACTTTATGCGCAAGCTCATTCGCTATGGCGTCGATACCCGCTGTGAAGCCGGTTATTCATTCTGGCAACTGGCTTATGCCGCTAAAGCGCCATTAACCACGGATAACGTCTGGTCGGTGATTTCCGCCATGCGCCAATTTAAAGCCGATGGGGGGCGTCCGCTGGCAATCCGGCCTACACATTTGGTTGTGCCGCCGGCAATGGAAAAAGAAGCCACCCGGCTCCTTGAGCGTGAACTGACCGTAGACGCGAAGGGCGGCACTATCAGCAATGAAATGAAAGGCCGCCTTGAGCTGATTGTGGCGGACTACCTCTAATCACCTGTTAAACGGGGTGTTAACCCCGTTTAAACCTTGTTTAAAGGACATGAAATGTTATGTCAGAAAAAATTTCAATGGCTGAAAACGCCGAAACGATGGGTGTTTGCGTGGTTAATACCGCCCATGATGGCTATCGCCGTGCCGGGTTTGTGCTTGTTCGGGGAGAAAACACGTTGCCGACCATTGATGTTGACCAGCGCCAGGCGCTGGAAGCCGATCCCCGCCTGTCTGTCACGGTTATTACGACAGATACAGATAATGACGAACCGGGGCGGCTGGCTCATCAAGATAACTTATCTCCGTTAACCGGGCCTGAGCAGCCCGGCCGTGATGAACGGCTATTGAATGCTGTGATGTGTGCTGAACAGGAAGCGGACCCGCAGGTCTTTTTCACCAAAAGCGGTACGCCTCGTATTGAGAAATGGCGTGAAATCGTCGGTGACGATATCACCGTTGATGAAATCACGGCAGCACTGGCGCGGGGATGAATAAATGAGTTACGCCACACTGGCTGATATGTACGCGCGTTACAGTCGTGACGGTCTTAACACGCTGACGGATGTCAAGATTGATAACTGGGCCGCATTAACCGATGACGAACTGACTCTTGCGCGTCAGCGACTGATACAAACGGCGCTGGATGATGCTTGCGCGACGATTGACGGTTATATCGACAGTCGCGCGACCTTGCCATTGAAAACGGTCCCGTCGGTTCTGGTCAGGGTGGCTTGTGTGCTGGCGCGGTTTTCGCTCGAAGACGGCGCGGCCACGGAAAAAGCCACGAAAGATAGCGAAGAGGCGATTCGCTTGCTGGAAAAAGTCGCCGCCGGGGATGTCAGTCTCGGACTCAGTAAAGAGGCTGAACGCCCCGCAAGCGGTGATATTGCGCAAATCACCAGCGCGGGTAGCGTCTGGCAGCGCGAGAAATCGCGGGGATTTATCTGATGAAGACACCGGCCTCGATCACCAGTGATATTTCAGATGCATTGCTGGCGGGCATCCAACAGCTATTTGGTAAAACGCTGCGCAAAGTGGATACCCATCCCGGCCAGTGGAGCGACAGCGCTGTCAAGCTGATTATCAATACCGCACCAGCGGTTTATGTTGCCTGGCTGGGCAGTCGCCAGGGCGAGATACGTCATACGGCGATCAGCACCTGGGGCGTTTTTGTCAGCGCATCCGTGTTAAACGGTAAACAAACCCAGGTGCCAGGCATTTATCAGATTGTTGAACGGCTCACTGCCTGGCTGAACAACCGCCGGATTGCCCCGGCGGGTAATTTCACACTGACTCAGGTTGGCAACCTGTGGAGCGATACGCAAAGTCAGGCAGGCGTGGCGGTGTATGGGCTGTATTTTGATGCGCCGCAGCCGTTGCCGGACCCTGTCGCAATTGACGATTTGGACGATTATGAAACTCACTATCAGCGATGGGGGCAGCCATCTGGGACGCCTGAACAGGAAGCCCTGATCCATTTACCTACTCAGGATAAATTAACACCATGACTGAATTGCATATTAAACCCACACCGGGGTTAGTTGTTCGTGACCCTGAAACCTATCAGCCCTTAGCGGAAAAAGGGGGAAAAAAGCCCCGTAACGCCTACTGGCTGCGTCGGTTGAAAGACGGTGACGTGATTGAAATATCCGCTACAGTACCAACGAAAAAAGGAGCGCAATAAATGGCTCTCTCATTTAATGAAATCCCGTCAAATATTCGGGTACCCCTCTGCTACATCGAATTTGATAACAGTGCGGCCGTCACCGGCACGCCGCAGATGTTGCATAAGACGCTGCTCTTAGGATTGCGCCTGAAAACCGGGCGGGTACCCGCCGGGCAACCCTTTCGTGTTACCTCTGCCAGTGCGGCTGAAACCGCGTTTGGGCGTGGCTCCATGCTGGCTGAAATGGCCGCGTCATTTATCAAAGGCAATGCGTTTGCCGAACTGTGGGCGCTTGCCCTTGACGATACTGACGATGGCGTCAAAGCTGAGGGGAAAATTCAGCTTATCGGCAAGGTGGCTCAGACCGGGCAAATTGCGTTGATGATAGCCGGCGTTCCTGTACGTGTGACTGTCAAAGCCGGGGATGATGCGGTCACAATGGCCGGTAAAATCCGCGAGACGATTAGTGCACAGGAAAAACTGCCGGTCACAGCAAGTGCAGAAGCCCTGGCTGACACCGTGATATTGAAAGCCAAATGGGGTGGTGAAACCGGCAATGATATTGATGTCCGGGTCAACTACTACGACGGGGAAATGCTCCCGGCGGGCATCAACTTAGCGATCACCCCGATGGGTGGGGCCACGGGCAATCCCGATTTAGCAACCGCCATTACGGCGCTCGGTGATACCTGGTGGAACTATATTGTTAACCCCTTCACGGATACGCCGAATCTCGATTTACTGCGTGACGAACTGAAAACCCGTTGGGGGCCGCTGCGGATGATTGACGGCATTTGCTGGATGGCCTGCCGCGGCACATTAGCTAAAACCTCAACGTTCGGGACGTTACGCAATGATTATCTGTTTTCCACGCTGGCAACCGGGATTGCGCCGCAGCCAACTTATGTCTGGGCGGCCACCCTGGCGGGCGTGGCGGTGGGTTCACTGAGTATTGACCCGGCTCGTCCTCTCCAGACGCTGCAACTGCCCGGTATTTTGCCGCCTGCTGCCAGCGACCGCTGGGCATTGAATGAGCGTAACTTGCTGCTTTACGATGGGATTTCAACATTCAATGTGGCGGCGGGTAATGTCGTGCAGATTGAGCGCATGATAACCATGTATCGTGAAAACAGCTTCGGCGACCCCGACCCCAGTTATCTTGATGTCGAGACTATCGCGACTCTCTCGTATCTGCGTTACTCAACACGGGTGCGTATCACGCAAAAATACCCGCGGCATAAGCTGGCCAATGACGGTACGCCGTTCAGTGCCGGACAGGCGATAGTCACGCCGTCCGTCATCAGAACGGAGTTGTTGGCACTGTTTACCGAACATGAATTTGCCGGACTGGTGGAAGATTTTGACGCGTTTAAAGCAACATTGATTGTGGAGCGCGACAGCAGTGATCGCAATCGCATTAACGTACGCAGCAATCCGAACCTGGTTAATCAGTTCCGTATTTATGCGCACGCTATCCAGTTTATTTTGTAATAAGGAAAAATGATGGCAAGCCCCTATCAGTACACCGGTATCGCGTATATCCGGCTTAACGGCAAAGAAATTCAGACCAAGGATGGTGCGCAACTGACGCCCGGCGGCGTAACCCGTGACCCGGTTATCGGTGCCCGGGTTTACGGCTGGCAGCAGACACCGAAAGAAGCCCGGCTGAGCTGTGTTATTCCGCAAGGCCCCGGCGTCAGTCTGTTTGTGATTAAAAATATGGTGGATGCGACTATCGAATTTGAATGTGACACCGGCGAACGTTTTATGCTCGCTAATGCCTGGTGCGACGGTAATGTGTCACTCACAAGCAAGGGTGAGATATCCGCTGAATTTATCGGCATTGAATGTAAGGAAATTTAACCATGTTTCAGTTAAAGCACGGCCTGCAATACGGCCATGACGACGAGGCCGAAAAGCAGTTTGATGTCGAGCTGCGCCAGTTAACCGCCGGCGATTTGATTGATGCCGAAACCGCCAGTGAGCGGGTCGTGATGACGGAAAAAGGCCCGATGCTGCTCTCCAGTCCGGCGCAAATGGGCTATGAGTTGTTACGCCGCACTATCGCGCGGATTGGCAACATCAACGGCCCGATACCGATGGCACTGTTAAAAACACTGCATCAGGATGATTTGGAGTTAATCGCCAGCCAGGCCGGTTTACAGCGTCATGTCGCGATGGAAACGATGAGGCAAGTCGCAGACGAGGGGCGATAGTTTGCAGTGCGTTCGGGTTATCGAGCGCACTGCCTTATTCGTCGGTATTCGGCTTAAGGGTGGGCCAGCCTGGGCGCTGGCCTTACCGTTGCCGAAACTATTGCTGTACTCACACTGGCTGGAGAAACGCTAAATGACAACGAAAAATCGCGCCGAATTTATTGTTAATCTGGTCGGCAATGTGACGCAAAAATCCCGTCAGTTCGGGGCCAGTATCCGCCGGTTCGGCACGGAAGGCAGCCGCTCAATGCGGCTGTTTTCTAGCGCCGTCACCGGGGCGAACGGTATTCTGGATAAATTTGATAACCGCATTGTGGGATTTGTTACCGGCGGCGGGCTTGCAATGGCGGGCAAAAAAGTTGCTGATCATCAGCAAACCATCACAGAACTGGGCACAACCTATAATCTGACGGCGGACCAGGTGATGAAACTGGATGCCGCGGTAACCAAAGTCGCCGCGCATCGTAAACTCAGTACTTCTGATTTAACGACCGGTGCAGAAGCCTTTTTGGGAAAAACAAATGATTTTGAGGCGACGTTAGCGCAACTGGACAATATTGCACTAACGATTAACGCGATAAAACTGGAAGCCAGTGCTGCCGGGGATGAATTGGGCGGGATGTTTAATGTTGGCTTTAAGTCCCCAGAGAAAATGAGAAAATGGCTGGACAGCGTAGTTTCTGCCAGCAAAGAGGGGACGGGCAATATTGGTGACCAACTGGCTGCATTAAGGGGATTAGGAAAAGATACAAAATGGCAATCCCAGTTAGACCAACAGCAAATGCTGGCAGTGCTGCGGGTTGCCGATGCCGAATTCAATGATCCAGCGCAGGCTTTTTCTGCCATGCAAGGTTTTTACGACGTTATTAATGATAAAGAAAAGCAGAAAATTTTAAAACGAAAAGGCCGGATTAATGTAAAAGATAAAAATGGTCAATTTAAACATCCCCTCGATTTAATGTTTGAAATCGGCACGGCGGCCAAAAATAAAGAAAACAATTTAAAAGATGTTTTTGACGGCGATACCTTGAAACTGGCGTTGGTTTTTGCCGATCCCAAAAAACGGGATTTGGTAAAAAAAATTGCTCACCCGAAAAATATTGAAGAGGGATTGCTGGAGAAAAAAGCCACGCAGAATGTCCAGACGTTTAATGGTGCATTAACGTCCATGGCGAATACCGGCGAACGATTTGCGCAGTTAAAGCTGGCTAAGCCGGTTCAAGACCTGGCCGATGCCATTCATTCACTTACCCCAGAAGAGCTAGACAAATATGCCGCCGCAGTTGAAAAAGCCGCGTATGCCATCGGGGCTGCGGTAGCGGCACGATATGCATGGCGCGGTTATAAAAAGTTATCCGATATGGTTAAAGGACCTGGGGGCGCAAATTCCACTTCCCCGTCTAATAATGGCAAACTGGGGGCGGGTGATTCGGATGTGGTGCCCGTTTATGTCACGAACTGGCAAGACCAGAACAACAATAATCATGCCACTGGCCCTGATGATATCTTTAAATCAAAAAAAGGCAGACTCCGCGGAGCGGCAATTACATCAACAGTTGCGCTGCCCGGGTTGTCATCCGAAGAAGCAAGTAAAAATCTTAATAAGTATTTTGAACAGATGCGTGAAGAATACCCCCATGCATATGATAAGAACGGTCAAGAGCGCGGTTCCAAACTATTCCCAATTAGCCTCAAGGAGTGGTGGTATAAGCGTAACGATCAGATAGTGAAAGAAGGGATCAAGCCCTCCCCTTATTTAACCGGAAATTGGGAACAGAAGTCTCCTCCGTCGCTGGCAGAACCCGCAAGCCCACAGCCCCAGCCGCAGCAAAATCAGCAAAAACCGCCGGAAGGCAAGATCACGATCCAGGTTGAAACGACCGGGGATATCAAAGCGAAAACGAAATCAGTCAAATCGGAAAATATCGATTTGCGAGTGAACACCGGCTACAGCTACGGGAGAAGTTACTGATGATGTCCGATTTTGATGGCGTGTTAACCCTGTTTAATGATACCTCATGGCGCTCAAAAGTGGGGACGGGTAAAGGGGCATTTCGCGGTGCCCCATTCTATATTATTGATGATGCGACATTGACTGGCGGCCGTCGTGTGGTTCGTCATGAATACCCCTTGCGGGATGACGGCGAAACCGAAGACATGGGGTTGACCACCCGCGAGTATGCATTTACGGCGGTGGTGTTTGGTGATAACTATTTTAGTCAGCGTGATGCGCTGATAACGGCACTTGAAGCTCCCGAACCCGGCGAAATCGATCACCCTTATTGGGGCAAGCAGCGAATTCAAATCGAAACCTACACTGTACGTGAATCCTGCTATACCGGTGGGGTTGCGATGTTCTCTGTCACCTTTGTGCCGGCAGCGGATAAAACAGCCCCGGTTGAAGCGCACAAGCCCGAACTGAACAGCGACAGCCTGACGAGCCGCGTTCTGTCCGATGTCACAGCAGCATGGGACACTGTAACCGGCGCAATAGCTAAAGTCACCGATACGCTGAATACCGTTGAAGCGACGGTTAATACTATTGTTAACGGTATTCGCAGTTTGTCTGCCACATCAGGTATGAACCAATTATTAGGTTCCGCACTGGCGCTGAAAGGCTCCTTAAAGAATCTGATTAATGCCCCGCATCAGCTCTTTGATGATATCGCTAATTTGGTCAGCGGCATTGCGGAAGTTGCTCCACCCGCCGTTGCCAGCCGGGCATTACGTAAAACCGGCAGCAGTATTCAGGTGCAATCAAAATCGAATGTGCCGGCAGTGGCGCATTTACAGCATGTAGTGAATACCACCACCACGGTTTTTATTGCGGCTCAACTTGCTGGGTTAGTGTTAAACGCGGCGACAGAAGCCGCGAAAACCAAACCGCCGGCACCTTCATTAACCCTGGCCGGAACATCTTACACCGTTTTTTCTCCGGCAGCCGTTAATGCTCAGTCATCCGAATCTGGGGCTGAAATCCCGGTAACCTCTATTCCGCTGATTGAAACGCTGGATGATACCCGTAAAGCCAGCGTACAGCTTGATGATGAGCTGATGCAATTACTGATAGCAACCGGTGATTTGGGCTGGTTCGAGACCTCAAATCAGCTGCGAGATTTTCGCATTACTTTTGTGCAACAAATGCAGGCCACGGCGGGGGCGTTACCGACAGCCAGACAGATTGCGCTAGCAGGAACAGAGCCGGCGCTGGTCACGCTTTATCGTGAAACGGGTGAGGTGCATCAACTTACTCGTTTTATCCGACGGAACGGTATCCGACACCCGGCGTTCGTCACCGGTGGTGTAGAAATCGAGGTCATCAATGGCTAACACGATAGAATTAATTTTGGGCAATAAAATTTATTCCGGCTGGAAAACGCTGGATGTGACCCGCAGTATTGAAGATATGGCCGGGCAATTTTCGCTAGGTGTCACCGTTAAAGGCAGTGACTCACCGCTGGTACTCATGCCGGGACAATCTTGTCAGCTCGAAATAAATGGTCAGCGGGTAATTACCGGTTATGTGGATACGGTGGAAACCCGTATTGATGATGAGCGGACTATCACAGTGTCAGGCCGGGATAAAACCGGGGATTTAGTCGATTGTGCCGCAATACATGGCAAGGGTCAGTGGCGTAATGTCACGCTGGAAACTATCGCCAAAGACTTGTGTAAGCCGTTCGGTGTGACTGTTTGCTGGGAAGTCAAAACGGTATCGGCGGCAACCGTGTTCAAACAATGGCAGATTGAACCCGGCGAAACTGTGTTTGACAACCTTTCTCGTGCTGCCCGGCACCGCGGGGTATTGATAACCAGCAATGCCCTGGGTGAGTTGGTTTTTACCACTGCCGGCACGGAAGAAGCCGGTGTTTTAGTGCTGGGGCCAGCAGACAATAAAGGTGTAAAAATTCAAACGATTGACACCTATCTGTCCTGGGTTGACCGGTTCAGTTTGTATCGCGTCAAAGGCAGTAATGCCGCTGGCGGCTTATGGGGAGAAACCCAAACCCCGGCGCAATCTACCGCGATTAATATTGATGTGCGTGATGCTGAAATTACCCGCTATCGCCCCACTATTATTCTTGCTGACGATAACCTGACTAAGGCGAAAGGCAATGCACGCGGTTCGTGGGAGCAAAAACGCGCACTGGCGCATGGCGTAACCGCAACGGTGGGGGTCACCGGCTGGTTCAAACCAAACGGCCAGCTTTGGCAGCCTAACGAACTGGTGGTGCTAAAGGCCCAGCCAGCCGGATTGAATGAGAAAGCCCTGTTGATTATCTCGGTGAATTATACGCTTGATAACGATGCCGGGACAGTAACAAAGCTCGAACTGATGCCGCGTGACGGTTTTAACGAACCCGCCCAGCCTGAACCCAAAACCAATGATGGGGTATGGAAATGATTAATCAGCTTAATAAACTCATTGCCAGCCTTCAGCGCCGGGTCCGGCTGCTGATTTCGCGGGGCGTGGTTAATATTGTCAATGACTCACTGAAACGGCAAAACCTGCAAGTTTCGTTGCTGGCTGATGAAGCGGCTGACGATGTGGAACGTTTTCAAAACTATGGTCACAGTAGTGTTCCTCCCGTCGGCAGTGAGGCTATTGTGTTGTCGGTCAGTGGCGTTCGCCAGCACCTGGTTGCGATTGCCGTCGATAATAAAAACAGTCGTATGGGTAAGTTAAAGGCGGGTGACAGTACGCTTTATCACCTGGAAGGGCATCATGTTTTACTGACTGAAAATGGTGTTGTTCGCATTCAGTGCAAGCGTCTGGAAGTCGTGGCGGATGAAATTGTGTTTGATGCTCCCCAAACCCGCTTTACCGGCAATGTTGATATAAAAGGTGTCAGTACGGCTGACAATCATATGTCAGGTTCAACCAGCGGTAAAGACCACATTCACACAGAGCATGACGGATACAGCACGAGCAAACCGAGATGAATGACATTGCGCTTCAATGGCAAACCAACAACGCAGACATTGCTATCAAGCATGCGGATATTGTGCTCGATAATTCATTAGCTACCGCGGTCATTATTTCCTTGTTTACTGACCGTCGGGCACTGGATTCTGACGAGCTTCCTTCGGGGGCCGGTACTGACAAACGCGGTTGGTGGGGAGACTCATTTAATGCGCGGCAGATTGGCAGCCGCTTGTGGCTTTTATCACGAGAGAAACAGTTGTCATCGGTTTTGCATCGCGCCAAAGCCTATGCAGAAGAAGCGCTGACATGGCTGATTGAAGATAACAATGCAAAGCAAATCACTGTTGCTGCAACAGCACCCGAACGCGGGGTTTTACTGTTGACAATTAATATTATTCTATTCAACGGCAGTGTGTTGCCATTGTCGTTTAAAGCCCATTTAAGTGTGATTTAAATGCCGTATAAAGCCCCGCCTCTTAGCACATTACTGGCTCGTACTCAGTCAGATATTGAAAGTCGTTTACCCGGCACATTTGCCCGTTCTGCATTCAGTACCACGGGGGCAATTGCTTTTGCTAACGCGGGTAATGCCGCCGGATTGCATGATCATCTTGCATGGACCAGCCGACAAGTTGTTCCGCATCTTGCGGATGATGACAAGCTGCTTGAGCATTGCGAATTCTGGGGAGTATGGCGTAAACCCGCCACTCAGGCAACAGGCAGTATTACAGTGACTGTGCTAAATGAAACCGTGATACCGAAAGGCACACGCTTTCAGCGCCCGGACGGGGTTGTTTTTGAGTCCGTTGATGATGTCTATGCGGCACCGGGTGAAAACCCAGTTTCTGTTATTGCCATCGAACCCGGCAGGCAGGGAAATACAGCATCCGGGGTTGAATTTGAATTGGTTTCGCCCGTAGTGGGTGTAAAAACTCAAGCGATCAGTCAGTACATCGGCGGTGGTGCAGAACTGGAATCGATTGATTCACTGCGTTCTCGTTTGTTGTTCAGGGTGCAATATCCGCCCTCCGGGGGCAATAAATATGACTATGAACGCTGGGCAAAAGAATGCGCAGGTGTCACTCGCGCCTGGTGTATTCCTCGCTACCGTGGCTATGGGTCGGTCGGTGTTTTGTTCGTGATGGACGAAGAAACCAATATATTTCCACGACCAGGCGATCTGGTGCGTGTGAAAGAATACCTGACCGGGCATATTAACCCGGTGACTAATCAGGCAGAGGGTAAGACTACCGGGGCAGAACTGATTGTTGAAAGCCCTGCTGCCAAGATCATTAATTTTCGTATTCGCTTATCGCCGAACACAGAAGTCGTCAGACAGGCGGTAAAAACCAATTTGAAAGGTTATCTGGAAAATTTGCCGCCGGGTGGACTGGCTTTGCTATCAGAAATGCGGGCAACCATTTCTAACGCGCCGGGTGAAATTGATAACACTGTGATTTCACCTGTTGCGGACGTGTATGCAGCCGGGCATGAAATTTTTGTACTCGGAGATGTCGAATGGCAATGACCGCAAAAGACTATCAAAAATCCGGGCTTGATTTGCTGCCCAACGGTAAAACCTGGCTAAAAGATCCTGATAGCAATTTGGGTCAATTAATGCTGGCTACCGGCGAAGAATTTGCCCGCATCGATGTGATTAATGATGCCATTTTAAATGAAATTTATGCCGACCGGGCTTTTATGCTGCTTGAAGATTGGGAAGACTTTGCCGGGCTTCCCGATTGCAGTATTGACAATGAGTCAACAATTGACAGTCGCCGGCAGGCAGTAAAAGCAAAATTAGTGATGTCGGGCAGTCTTTGTAATCAATTTTATGCGCACCTGGCGGCAGAACGCGGCTATCGTATTAAAATCGAGGAGCATTACCCCCATCATTGCCTGCGTGGATGCAACTATCCCATTTATCCAGAAAAGAATTGGTTTCGTGTTTTTGTTCATGTCTTTGAAAGAACCTCGCGCTTTTCAACTGTGCTTGATAATTGTCAGCAACGCTTGCGTGTTGCTGATGCGGCAGACCTTGAGTGTTTATTAGAACGCTATGCCCCCGCCGAAACTGAATTTGTATTTATTTATCATGAGGATTAACGATGTTTGGACTTGATAACCCATCGGGCGTTAGCGTAATGCCGCCCATCACGCCGGCAAGCAATCCAACACCGCTCTGGTTTACTGAGGGCGGCGCGGGTCTTGCTGTCAGCTACCCCGGTCAGGAGTGGTTTAACATTGTGCAAGCTGAATTGCTGTCTGTATTGCAAGCGGCGAGTATTAAGCCTGATAAGAGCAAATTAGATCAACTTGCTGTAGCCATTAAAAGTATTGTCGCTGAAAAGAGCATTGGGCTGACGGATAAACTGGGTAATAGCAGTGTATTAGCCGCATCACAAAAGCTGGTTAGTGAAGTGAATGACAATGCTAATAGTAAGCTGGCAAAAAATCAAAACGGTGCCGACATTCCTGATAAAAATGCGTTTGTGAAAAACCTCGGCTTATCGGATACGGTGGAGTTGGCAAAGAATTCAGCACAGCAAAGTTTTGTTGATGCTAATTTCTTGCGTATTAACAGTGCTTCCGATGCAAGTGTCGGTTCTTTAACGATTAATAACAACACAAACTATCCGAATTTGCGTTTCAAATCGAAAGATGGGCATGTATTGGGGGTTAACGGTTCAGAAGGGAAATTGTTGCATATCTATTCTAACGATGAAAACGGCAATCGTAGATACAATTTATTTGCACAACAGAAAAGCGGAACATTAGCGACACTTGATGATATTGTTCCCGTTGGCGTCCCGCTTCCATACCCCCATCGCTACACGCCACCCGGTTACTTAACGTGCAACGGTCAGACATTCGACAAATCTTTATACCCGAAGCTAGCGGAAGCCTACCCTGCCGGTAGAGTGCCCGATTTAAGAGGCGAATTTATCCGGGGATGGGATGATAGTAGAGGGGTCGATCCGGGGCGCGTGTGCGGAACGTGGCAAGCTGACAGCACAAAAAGAATACAGCTTGCATCGGGTTACGGTAACGAAAATAGCTATTTGTGGACGTATCAGGGGGCGCCGGGTGGCTACAAATACCCAATCGGCAGAGACGCTATGGGCACCGCCACAGCTACGTCAATTGCTGACAACACTGGCGGCCATGAAACCCGCCCCCGCAATATCGCATTTAACTACATAGTGAGAGCAGTATAATGACAGAACAAAAATACTCTTTAGAACATGAAACAGCCGTATTGGGTGAAGACGGATTAGCAATTCAACCTGGCTGGATAAAAGTTTATCACTCGAATCAGATAACGAGAGAATTCATTGCTTCAGATATCGAATACGTCATGCTCGGTGTCAGTCTATCAGCCGGTGCTTATCCTGACGCGCCAAAGCTTCCAGATTCTGATGACAAGGCGGTCTGTCGTAGCAAAGATGGAAAGTGCTGGGAAATCCTACCCGACTACCGCGGAAAAATTGCTTACGACACGCTGACTCGTGACCCGATTGAAGTGACTGAAATCGGTGAGCTGCCCGACACGTTAACATTTAAGAAGCCCCCAACTGATTTTGACAAATGGGATGGTAAGGACTGGGTAGTTGATAAAGACTTACTCAAGTCTCATCAAATCAACGAAGCAAAACAACAACAAGCAGCACTGTTACAGCAAGCAAATGAAACAATCTCATTGCTGCAAGACTCTGTTGACTTGGAAGACGCTACTGATGCAGAGAAAGAAGCTCTGCTCGAATGGAGAAAATACAGAGTGCTATTGAGTCGTGTAGATGTGAATCAAGCGCCCAACGTTGAGTGGCCTGAGCAGCCCAAATAATAAAAACAGGGCCGTTTGGCCCTTGTTCTTCGTGTTCCGTGTTCAAGATTTGGAGATTAAAGATGTCAATACGTCGTTTTTTAATTGCTGCAAGTAGCATCATGAATATCATGCCAGCAACCAATTACAGGAAGCTTATATCATCGAAAAGTGACAATGAGAAAATCCGCAATGATATTGCTGCGATATCTCAAGATACGGTTAATGCTTTAAATAAAAACAGAGTCAGCAAACGCACTGCGCTATTTAACAATATTAAGTAAATCATCAGCAGTAATATTGCTTAAGCCTTCTCGAATATCTTCACTGACTTTTTTCAGTGATAAAGTAAATTCAATTTTTCGGGCTTTACCGTTGTAGCGAGCCGCGTAAATTGAAAAAGCGCGTCATTTAAATTGATAAAATTTCCGCGCCGCGCTTTTTATCAAAATATGTGATTTATTTTAGCTGTTCTTGTCTGGTTTTCTCTATTGGTAAATATTTATAAATAGTGGAGAGGGAAACATTGTAAATCAGCGATAGCTGTTTACGTGTGTGACCCTTTACCAGTAATCTAGCAGCTTGCTGTTGTTCAGCAACTGATAATGCTACTGGTCTGCCTCCAACCCTCCCTTGCGCACGAGCAGCTATTAATCCAGCAATTGTCCTTTCAACTATCAACTCCCGTTCCATTTCTGCCAGTGCACTCATAACGTGAAAGAAGAATCTCCCCATTGCTGTACCAGTATCAATACTGTCAGTCAGACTCTGAAAGTGAATGCCACGTTCACTTAAATCGGAAACTAAATCGACCAGATGTTTTACACTACGACCAAGCCTATCTAGCTTCCAAACAACTAAAGTATCTCCTTTCTTAAGTCGTTTTAAAGCCCGCTTTAAACCAGGTCTGTTGGTTGTTTTTCCACTTAATTTATCCTCAAAAATTTGCTCACAATTTATACCTATCAACGCATTTTTTTGTAAGTCGCTGTTTTGGTCATTTGTTGACACCCGGATATAACCAATCTTTGACATGTAAATTCCGTCGCTGCACATAGAATAAATTGTATTTATCAAAATTAGCTCTATGTGTGAGTGTGCGAAAAACCTCACGCTGATTTACAGTGTTTCCATCTGGAATGGTGACCTGTTAATTTAGCCGCTGGATAAGATCTCTCAAGCGGCCTTTTTAGATCAATTAATGTTCAAAATGAGTGTTTGCAAGAATGGAGAAAGAAACGAGCAAAAAGCAGTCAATCATTGACCGCAAAAGGACCTCAATAAACCACATGTTTTGATAAAAAGCGCGGCGCGGAAATTTTATCAATTTAAATGACGCGCTTTTTCAATTTACGCGGCTCGCTACAC